CCTTTTTAAGAAGAATACAGAAAGAAAAGAAACAACTAGAAATTAAGACAAAGATTATTGAAAAGAGTGGATTTGATGAAGTTATGACTGTTGATGATGGTGCACTTTCTGGTGCGAGTTCTGATTATAATACAATTAAAGATAACATTCAATACAAGTCAAGTAACAGATGATTTTACCAGGTTCTACAGTTAAAGTGATAGATGAAAACTCAATCTATCGAGGATATGTTGGATGTGTTCAGAGAATACAGGGTAAAAAGGCTGCTGTTCTGATGGATTCACATACTCCTTGGGATAAAATGATTACATTTAAATTATCTGAGTTGCGAGAGCAAACCGAAGGTTTCCAATATTATCCAAAGAAAAAGAAATGAAGTTAGCAATTATTACAGATCAGCATTTTGGTGCAAGAAAAGGTGCTGATTACATACACAGATATTTCAAAAAGTTTTACGATAATACTTTTTTTCCATATTTGGAGAAAAATAAGATTGATACTATCGTAGATATGGGTGATACTTTTGATAATCGAAGAACTATTGATTTGTGGGCGATAGATTGGGCAAGAAATAATTATTATGATATTCTTCATGATATGGGTATTCAGATTCATACTGTGGTTGGAAATCATACAGCATATTATAAAGATACAAATGAGATTAATACTATTGATTTATTATTGAAACAGTATGATAATATTACAACCTACGCAGAGACAGAAGAAATTAAGTTAGGTGATCTTAGTGTCTTACTAATACCTTGGATTAACTCAGAGAATGAGGAAACTTCATTTGATGTGATCAAAAGTAGTAAATCAAAAGTTGCTATGGGTCATTTGGAGTTGAATGGATTTAGAGCACATCGTGGTCATGTGATGGAAGATGGAATGGATATTGATATCTTTGATAAATTTGATAAGGTATATTCTGGTCATTTTCATATGAGATCGAATAAAGAAAATATATTTTACTTAGGTAATCCATATGAAATGTATTGGAATGATGTCAATGATCGCAATAGAGGATTTCATTTATTTGATACAGATACTTTAGAACATACTCCAGTCAATAATCCATATCAACTTTTTCATAATCTATATTATGAAGATACACCTCATCAGATGTTAGATATAACTAAGTATGATCAAAAAATATTAAAGGTGATTGTTCGTAAGAAGTCAGATCCTAAACAATTTGAAAAGTATATCGATAAACTTTATTCATCTAATCTTGCAGAACTTAAGATTGTTGAGAACTTTGATTTCACAGAGGGAGAGGAGTTTGAAGCAGATGAATCTGAAGATACAATATCTTTGTTAAATAGATATATACAAGAGTCTGAAGTTGACTTAGATAAATCTGTAATCACAGAAATACTTCAAGACGTTTATCGGGAGGCCTGTGAGGTTGAGTAATGTTTTTCTTAGCGGTTAAAGGATATGAAGAAGATGGTGCTTTCTCTATCGAGAATGATGATGGAGATAGAGTTCTTTTAATGTTTGAAGAGGAGGATGATGCAGATAGATATGCTGATTTGATATCAGTTGAAGAAGATTATCCAGAAATGAGTGTGATAGAAGTAGATGACTATGTTGCAATGAGGGCTTGCGAAATGCATGATTACATGTATAATATAGTTAGACCAGACGATATTGTGGTTCCTCCAAAGAATGATTTGTTTCAAAAATATAAGATGGCGTAACTTGTTGTCTACTGGTAATCAGTGGACAGAGATAAATCTTAATAAAAAATCGAATACAGTTATTATCGGGACAAATGGTGCTGGTAAATCTACTATGTTAGATGCACTAACTTTTGTTCTATTCAATAAACCTTTTCGTAAGATTAATAAATCCCAACTTGTAAACGCCACAAATGAAAAAGACTGTGTAGTTGAACTTGACTTTACAATAGGTTCAACTGATTGGTTTATTCGTAGAGGTATTAAACCAAATATATTTGAGATTCATCGTAACGGACAAATGATGAATCAATCTTCTGCTGCCAATGACCAACAGAAATGGTTAGAACAAAATGTTGTGAAGATGAATTATAAGTCATTCACACAAATCGTTATATTGGGTAGTAGTACATTTGTTCCATTCATGCAACTGTCAGGTTCAAATCGAAGAGAAGTCATAGAAGATTTATTAGATATCAAAATATTCTCAGCGATGAATAATATTATTCGTGATAAGATAAGAGATAAGAAAGATGCAGTTAGAACTCTAGAATTAAAGAAAACATCTCTCAAAGAAAAATTAGAGATGCAACAGAACTTCATGGAGGAAGTTGAGAAGAGAGGTAAAGAAAGAATTGATTCTAAGAAAGAAAAAATTAATTCTTTGATTGTAGATACAGAAGAATGCATAGCTTCAAATGAGTGGAAAGAGGATGATATTCAAGAACACATCAAAGACCAAGAAAGATTTACAGGTGCTGATAAGAAACTTAAAGAGTTAGGTAATCTCAAAGGAAAGATATCAAACAAAGCATCAACTGTAAAGAAAGAACATAAGTTCTTCTCAAAGAATACAGTGTGTCCTACTTGCACACAGAATATTGGTGAAGAGTTAAGGCTAAATAAGCTTGACGAAGCCCAACAAAAAGCAAAAGAACTTCAATCTGGTTATCAAGAACTAGAAAAAGCAATAGAAAAAGAAGAAGAAAGGGAACGTCAATTTATCCAACTCACTAAAGGAATAACCAAACTCACGAATGAAATTTCTCAAAACAACGTTAAGATCTCTGGTTATCAAAAACAAATCAGAGAGCTTGAATCAGAAATTCAAACTATTACCAATCAACTTGAAAACAGAAATTCTGAATATGAGAAACTAACTGAATTTGACCAAAAACTAAAAGAAACTTATGAATCTTTAGGAGAGAAGAAACAAGAAATACTACATCATGACTTTGCCTACTCACTTCTCAAGGATGGTGGCGTAAAGTCCAAAATCATCAAAAAGTATCTACCACTTATCAACCAACAGGTTAATAAGTATCTCAGGATGATGGACTTCTATATTAATTTCAAACTTGATGAAGAGTTCAATGAGACTATTCAATCTCCGATTCATGAGGACTTCTCATATTCATCCTTCAGTGAAGGTGAAAAGATGAGAATCGATCTGGCACTTCTCTTCACATGGAGGGAAGTTGCTAGATTTAAAAACTCTGTAAATACAAACCTACTCATCATGGATGAAGTATTTGATAGTTCACTTGATGGATTTGGAACAGAAGAATTTTTAAAGATAGTAAAATATGTAATCAAAGATGCAAACGTATTTGTAATATCTCATAAACAATCTCTACATGATAGATTTGAAGACCTGATACAGTTTGAGAAGGTCAAAGGATTTAGTCGTATGACATAAATAAAATTGAAGTTCGGTAATCCGCATGATACTAGAGGAGGCATGTCACTCACTTAAGTTAGAATGTGCGTTAAGAGATTTAGGTTTTGTTGATATTGGTTGGAAATGTGTTGCACACGCAGGCATATTCTTCATTCAACCAGTTGGATTTCCAGATGACCCAGAAGGAGAACTCTTAGGATTTTCTTTGACACTACCTAATACTCACGATATGCGAAGAGTTCGTTTATGCGAACTGCAAAAAGAGCATTGGACTATGCGACAGGAGTAGAATCATGAAAGTTCCAAATTGGCAGCATCATTCCAAAAAGGAACAGAAACGCCACCTCAAACCGCAAGCCTTAAGACAGGCAAGAAAAAGAAGAAACCACTTAAAAAAGTGTCTACTAAACCCTTCTCGACGAAGGGTTTTCGATTATTATGGCCATATAGAAACAGAGAACAATGGCAGTACAACACGAAATCAAATCACAACTTGCTAAACTACTTGCAACAGAAGATCTAGTAGTCGAGCACAAGCAAGTCGAAACAGCATCCTTCAATGTAGAGACAAGAGTATTAGTCCTACCTCTTTGGGAGAAAGCAAGTAACAGCATCTATGACATGCTCGTTGGTCATGAAGTTGGACATGCATTGTTTACACCAAATGATGATTGGTTCCTAAAGACAGATGTTCCTCACGGTATTGTCAACGTATGTGAAGATGCACGTATCGAGAAGTTGATGAAGAGAAAGTATATGGGTCT